CACACATCCTCCTTTAGTTCGCGCATTAGTACCCTTTGTTGTCGATTACCCGCTCGCGAACCATATCGCGGAACTCCGCAGAACTGGTTACTACTTCCGTCACGTCTACCCGTGCACCCTTAAAGCACAGATACACCTTTTGAACGTCTACGCAGTCTCCAGCCCATGAGCCGTCTTCGTCATCCGAGTAGGCCTCGTAGTGGCATTCGAACTCGAGGTGCTGGATTTGCGCGTCCTCGACCAGAATCAGAGTGTAGTCTTCCATCGCTTTGTTTGTTTGACCCGACAAAGATACTCCAAACCTGTGAACTTCCAAACTTCCCTGAATCTTTTTCTAACCTTCTGGGAAGAAAAAAGGGCCGCCCGACGTTTCGAGCAGCCCTTTACCAAATTATCAAACAAACGAATGCACGTTCCACACGTCCAGCGTTCCGCTCAAAGATAAAGGCCCCATCCCTACGTTTAGAGATGAGGCCCGAGAAACTTAATGCACCCAAAAGGGTATCCAAACTTAATCCTTTCCTAGCGAAATACAAAGGGGCACAATGGCAACCGCGCAAAGAACTACCGCGGGCCACGTGATACCGTGCTCGACAATATCGTAACAAGCGGTTGACGCAATTAGACCGCCCACGGTTCGCTTCGCAGACCATCGGGTGAGGTCTCCCTTCGTCTTAAAGATTTGAGTTAAATCTAGACCCCTTAAAATCGATAATAGGGGGTTCACTTGTTCCGTCCGAGAACTACCGCGTTCACGATTCGCTTTAGAAGGTCGAGAATTGTGTCGTCCTTCTTCGTTTCCGTCAGTGCCGTAAACGTGCCCAAAAGGGTTATCACCGCGAGAAGAATCTCGGTCCAGTTTTCTGCGAAAAAGTCCCACATGTCAAAGGGTTTTAGTGTGCTTCTTGTATCCGGATATGATAACGCTCGTTCGGCGTTCTTTGCTTTTCGAAGTACATCCACCACCCACCCAGACGAGGCTGCGCGAATCCCTTCTCGACCTCCCACCCCGCGAACCTGTCGAGTATCTTGTAACTCCCGAGTTTCAGGTGGTGTACCGTGTCCTCTCTTAAATTGCCTTTCTCGTTAATCCGTTCTACCGAAATAGGCAGGTGCCACTTCTGGTGGGTATGGCCGCTAACGATAATATCCGCGTCCGGCCATTCCTTCTGGTCTATGTCGGCGTTTAGAACTCCTTTCGAACGGGGCGCGTTCCCTCCGTATCCGTGGTGGAAGTGCAGGTTAAAACGTTCCTGAAAGGTTCCCCTACTAACTCGAAGCATAATCCATCCCGAATACGGCCCCGGAGTTACCCCTCCAAGTCCTTGACAAAGCCGGTCAATAGGGGACGTGCTTAACCGCTTCTCGATATTCGTTTCGTGGTTACCCCGTCCGATAAAAACGAAGTTCTCCGCGTACGGCTTCAGGTATTCTATACTGTCCTCAATTACCGCGTCTAGGTAATTGATAGACTTGTATTCTGGTCGCAGGCCCGCGTAACTCCTTCGGGGGTCGTACATGCCTTGCATCAGGTCGAACCAGTCCCCAAATACGAGGACCTTCGCCCCCTTCTCCTTGGCTTCGTCTAGGTGTTTCGTTAGGAGTTCACGGTGGCACTTTACCGAGTCGAAGTGAACATCCGAAAGAAGGAGAAATTTATCCGAAGGGACAATATCCAGACCGAAGACCGTAGGAGAGTAGTGCCTCATTCGTCGGGGAGGGGTGCGTTTACGTCTAGCTTGAGGTCTTCGAACTTCTCTCCGACCTTAAACGAAGGGCATGCCTTCGCGTCTGTGAAGTCGTTATGCCCCCAAACCTCCATAGGGCCGAACCTATTCCGCAAAGTCGCCACGAGGTCACGGAACGTCTTTTCTTGTTTCGCGTTCATAGTATCCTTTGGCTTTTTGTCTTCCATGCCCCCGACGTAACAGATACCGACGCTGGCGCGGTTGTATCCTAGTACGTGGCTTCCGATTTGCTGTAAAGGGCGGCCGTATTCCAGCTTACCCGAAAGCTTGATTACGAAGTGGTAGCCTATGTCTTTCCACCCTTTGCCTTTGTGCCATTTACGTATCTCTGCCGCCCCCACGTCCATAGTAACCGGAGTAGCAGAACAATGAAGAACGAGATACTTGAGTTCACGCATTGAAAAGGGATTTCAGATAGCCCGCTATAATAACTCCAACTCCCCCGATACTTCCGAGCCACTTGAACTCAAGATTCTCGATTTTCTTCTCGTGTTTGTCTAGGGACTCTTTGTGGAAGTCGAGTTTGGTTTCTATCCGGGCTAGCCCCTCCCGTATTTCCTGAAGTGCGTCCATCTATCCACCGTTTTAGCTTTTCGATATTAGCGTTCCGGTCCTGCTTCATTTATTGATAGCGTAGGCGTACTCTGGAGTGATATTCGGGACGGTATACGTTCCAGAAATCGCGAGTCCAGATTGATAGTACTTGAACGGCTGGGCACAGATACGGTTCTGCAAGTTGGTGGAATACTCCGGGAAGAGGCTAGGGTTCTGGCAGAGGTACCGGTACATCTGGTTCGTGTAGAAGTTGGCATTTTGCCTACAGCGTTCCAGTTCCCTGTGATAGTCCGCTTGAGAAATAGCCGTGGTATTTTCTGAACTCCGGATAACCAAACCTCCGTTATCGATTTTGACGTAAAGGGTCGGAATGAGTTCTACCATAGTCCACCACGCCGTCGCTTTGCGAACGTAGTTTTCTACGAGGGTGAGGTAATTGCCTGTCAGGGTCCCGCCGCTAATCTTCGTACGCAGCGCGTCGTACAGGTCCGAACCCAGATAGATTTGAACGTTCTTATCCTGTGCGAGGATAGCCGCTTGAGTGATATAGTTTTCGTCTACCCCGCCGTTTAACTGGGTTACCCGCTTGAGGTAGTTCGGGTTGATAAAGAGTACTTCGGCCATTATCGGGGAGTTGTGAATTTGCGGGGCTTCAGGAAACCTCTGTTCTTCATGTCGCGGGGGCGCTGGGCCACCTTGCGGTCATTTTCTTCTAGCTTGTTCTTCTTGCGTTCGTCCGGCGGGAGGGCCTGAATCAGACGCTTCGCCTCGTTGACAGAAACGAGGTCGTTATTACGCTTCAGGTACGTTTGGCGCATCCAGAAGTGGCGACAGGACCCGCCGCCTTTGTATAACCAAATGTCGTACGTGTCGGCTCCGTTCGGTCCCCATCCGGGATTCACCGCTTGACTACCCGCCTGCATAATATCCTCCTTCCGGTAGACCTTCATGGCCTGAATCATACGCGTGCAGAAATCGCGGCTCCGTCCGTCTGCGAGGGTCGTAGGAGCGTACGCGTAACGTACCCGAACTATTTCGTTATCCTGCGAACTCTTTGCCGACGGGTTATTCCGGAGCGTACGCGCAAACGTCCAAAGCGCGTCGTACTCTTCTTCGCGGTCGTAGTCTACTTCTCGTTCGTCGATTAACTCCCAGTCATCACCCATCTGCTCCCCTAATCCTTCGAGGTAGTCCGCTACCCCGTCGAGGTTGTGTTCTTCCGAAAGTTCTACCAAACTAGAATCCACTCCCGAAGCGTTTAGAAGCGTTTTAACGGCCTCCTCGATTACCTGCTGGTAGGGGTTGATTACCTGCTGCTCGAAAAGGTCCATAGAGGCCTCTAATTCGGTTCCGCCCCCTAGTTTCCCCGCGACCATAACCCCGAACATCTGCGGGTTTGTGACGCGGTGGCCTATCATAATCTTCGCGGTGGTTTCCTCCGAAAGGAACTGGTACTGCTTATCCGCGTCCGAAAGGGTAAACGCCTCGATAGTCGGGGCGCGGTCCGGTTCATCGGAAAAGGTCATCCAGAACTTACCCGCGTTCTGTGCTCCGGCGGCCTGCCTTTCGATATCCCGACGGATTTCGCGGCGCTCTTCGTCGGAAGGGATGCCGTTTTTAAAATGAATCGCGAACGAAGGAGAAAGACCGTTCTTGATATTGTTTATGTGGAATACCGAAATTTCCTTTTCAAGTTCGATATAGTTAATTGCCCCGATATAGTCGGGCTTCGGGTAGTAGTAAGACCCTACCGAGAAGGGTTTAACATAGAGAACTTGCGTAGGGTACTCGTTCTTCGTCTCTGGGTTAAAGCGGGCTATGGCCATAGGTTCCTGTCTGGAGTCGCTCCAGTCCCGCGAGTAGTAATACCACTGTACTACCTCTTCTTCGTCGCAGACCCCGGAACGTAGATTCTCGAACGGGAGGTGGCTAATGTTTGCAATTACCGTCCGGTCTACGCTCCAGTTAACCTCGAGAGCGAAACCGTTCTGTATCTTCAGGTCGATAGCGCATTTCCGGAGTTCCGAATTCAGGTCCCACTGTGCCGCGAGCAGTTTCGCGTTCAGGTCCGCGGGCTCGAACCCCTCCCCGTAAATCATCATCCCGATAGTCGTACATAACGCGTTATGCGTCGGGCTGCAATGGTACAGGTCTACCAGATAGTTAGGGAATAGGTTGTCGTCCCCGTACTTGACCCAGTCCCCCTTCGCGTGTTCGCGGTAGGACCTAGCTTCGTACGTCTTGAGTTGGACGTTTTCGATTTTATTCGTTGCCATAGAACAGTACGTTATCTTCGAGAGTGATAGTAGGGAGGCTTACGATAGCCGCCCCCGGAACGCGCAAGGTACCCTGCTCGATTAAAGCTACAACCGCCGCGTTATTTGGGTCTTTATTGGTACTTGAGTTCTGGGCATAGACGAAATAATCGTAATCCCCGGTCTCCGTCAAAAGGACGTTATTCGTCGTGGTCGCGTTCGTAGCTACCTGAATCTTTGTGTACCTCGGATTGTCGTTAATCACGTATCCCACGAAATAGAAATCTTCGAGGGTCATCCGGTGCACCAGCTTAAACAGGTAATGGGTGTACGTGTAATCCCGCCCCGCGTCCTGAAGCGTGAGGTAGATGTTCTGGTTACCGCTATTCGAGTTTAAGTACAACATCTCGAGGGATTAGGTGTGCTTCGGGTACTACTTCGTCGAGGTCGTAGTTCTCGGGGCTGTACTTATAACGAGCGAAGGCACTAACATTTACGGAACTCTTTACATCCGCTACCGTAGGCGTTTGGCTCCAGAAGGGTTCTACCTTCGTTTTCTCCCAGACGCTACGACGGGAACAGCCGTCTAGACCTACCTGCCGGTCTGTCCACATAACCGGGACTGCATCTACCAAACGTCGAGCCATAAAGCGACCGGCCCCCGAAGCGTAACCCCGAAACAAAGTCCCTTCTCTGGTGTCCGCTCGGAACATGTAGATATTTCTAGACCCTGCGAACTCGTATTCTTTCATCAATTCTACGATATGCGCGCCGCCTCCCGGGAGGATAAAATCGTCCGAACCTAACTGGAGCATAAAGTCCCACGAGAAATCCCGCATCCAGTCGAGTAACTCGTTATTCTTTGTTCCTAGTCGTTCGTTCGCGAACCACTTGTAGTTCCATCCGAATTCTTGTGCGAGTTGCTCGTGTTCGTCTTCCGAAACCGCGATATAGGGAACCAGTTCGGCGCCGTTTTCTTGGAACTCCTTTTGGATTCTCTGAAGGCCTACGTAGCAGGCCCGCGTCAGTTCTACCCGCTTCCAGACGGGGATATGAAGGGCTATTTTCATGGGAAGTAAATACGGTATAGGCGTGGCCAGTTGTGGTAATGAAGGTCCCAGATAGTCAACCCCTCCGGCGGGGGGATATAGCCGAAATAGTCTTCTTTGTGCGGGAGGGCGTAGGCCTTTACCTCGTTCTTCCGCATCCAAGAACCCACCAAAATATCGAGGCAGTTCCAGTCGTATTCGAGGCCTTCGAGCAGGGCGGCGTAGATAGTCGCAGGATAGAACGAAACCCCGGTACCCGGAACGTCTACCCGCTTCGTGTCTGGGTTCGCACGGAGGCAGTGCGCTACGGCCTTCGGTTCGTGTCCGTGTACCTCTTTGCCGTGGTGGGTGAGGATAGCGTTCGGGAAGGCCCCCGAATAGTTCAAGAAATCTTCTACGTACGTAGGCGGGTATATCAGGTCGTCGTCGCACGAAATAAAGTCCCCCGGCACGTGTGCTAGCTTGGAGAAGTCCCCTCGGTTTGGTCCGTGTGTAACCGTTATCCAGTCCGTTTCTAAATCGAGCGGAAAAGATTCGTCCGCCCAGTAGATATACAACTGTCGTACCTGTCCCTTCAGGGAAAATATAGCCTCTTTGGAGGCGGGCCACCGTTCGGGAAGGCAGGCCATGCCAGCGTTAACCATATAGCAAAGAAAAGGCCGGGAAGACCCCGGCCCTATCCTAACCAAGAAAACAAACCTTTACGTCTCCGAAGTATAAGTAATATTCGTCACCGCGGTAAGGACCGGAGCGGGTGCCTTTTCTTCCGCCGTAAACGTCAAAGTATAGCCGTGCAGGTCGCCCGCAGCCGTTCCTACCGTAATGGTTCCTCCGGTAACGTCTACGCCGTTTAGAAGACCCATAACCAAACGCTCTCCGTTTGCGGTTTCTACGATAACGCAAAGACGCGTCTTAATCAGGTCTGCGATTTCGGCGTTAACCGCCGCTTCCATCTTCGGAATCGTGACCTCGAGAACCTGCGAATAGAAAACGTTCCCCGTTTCCATAGACGCGTTAATCGTCTGGACAAACGAAGCCGTGTTCTTCGTCAGCTGGAAAGAGTAGACGGTAATTGCCTCGGCCGCACCTGCGAGAGCACCCGCCGTAACCGTGCCCCAGTTGGAACCGTCTGGGTCAAAGGTCTTAACCCAGAAGCGACGTACACCCCCGATAGCGTCTTTACAGGGGTATCCCCGTCCCGTGATTGTGATATTACAAGGCATTGATTTTGGGATTAAAGACAAAAGGAAGGGGCTATTAGCCCCCTCCTTCTATCGGGTTGTTATTACGTGGTCCGACGGAGCAGGCCGTACGAATTGTGGTCTACTACCTGCGTACCGAAAGCGAACTTCATGATAACGCGGGTAACGTCGTCTCCCGTCACGCCCATGAGGTCGAGAACTGCGGCCTCCGTCAGGTCGGTGAGGAGGTTCGTACCGGCGTACAGGTTCTCAACACGCGAAATCAAAAGCGTGTCATTCGGGAAACCGCCGGGGCAAACGATAGTGTGACCTGCATACTTATCGGCCATACCTTCAGCGAGGTAGGGCAGGTTATAGGTAGCAGCGAGAGCGGAGTAGTACAGGGCCTTTGTGCTACGGCTCATGTAAATGATAGCCGTAGTATCGCCACGGAGAACCGGAGGGCAACGGTCCGTAACGAGGTCCTGCAATTTTGCGATAATGGTCGCAGCCGTCAGGGAAGCCGTCAAGTTTGCTTCGTAGGTCGGCGAAGCCAAAACCATTTGACGAAGCAGACCGTTGAACGCGGTATAGGTAGCACCCGTCGCCGTACCAGCGTCGATGTTGTAGTTACCCTGCCAGATGTTAAACTCGATAGATTCAGCGGCACGCTTTGCGACGTACTGCGCGGCTGCCGCCTTCATGTCCGCCGGAGCCGGAGCCGCAGCGCCAATCATCTGCTCGGACTCCCACGCCTGATGGAGGTCTTTGTTGCAGATTTGGTCGTTAATCTGGAGGTCGGTCAATGTCAACGCAATATCCTCCAAAGACAAAGCCGTGCCCGTCGTAAACGTGCACGTAGCGGCCTGAATTTGGCTACCGGAGAACTTCCGCAGTTGAGCCTTTCCGCGTACGTTGTTCAGTACGGTGACATAGTTGTTTGCGATTGAGTCTGCGGCGAGAATCGCGGGGGCTACATAGGGAAGCGCCTGTTTCCCTGCGTAGTTACTGGTGATTGTAGCATCTGCCATGATTACTGCATAAAGTGGTTTTGAATGATTGCAACACGCTCCGCTACGGAGTGGTTAGAAAGGTTGAGGGGTTTTACCTCTTTTTGAACTGGGGCCTTACGGATAGCCGGGGTAGCCGTCTTTCCGAGTTTCTCGATTTGCGCGTCCCGCTCTGCGATAGCTTTAGAAACCTTCTTCAGTTCTTGATTCATCGACTTGATAGCCTCCGAAATCATAGACTGGACTTCTTCGCGGGTGAGAACTTCGCTCATCTTCTCCTCTTCTTCTTTCGCCTCTTCTACCTCCTCGACTTCCGGGGCCATCCATTCTGCGATAGCGCCCTCGGTTACGACGAACTTCGTTCCGTCCTCGAGGGTGTAGTCTCCGTCCGGGAGGGGGATTTGTTCCCCTTCGTCATTCACGACGAAAACGGGAACGCCGATAGCCCACTCTTCGGCTTCGGTTTGGATTTCCTGCCCTCCTTCGAGGATGGCAGTAGCCAGTGCGACCTTCTCCTCCGACAGCATAGCGCTGTACTTGGAAAACAGGGCCGCAACTCTTTGGTTAATGTTCATTGAGTTATAGGGTTTAAGGGTTTAACCATTTGCAAGGTCATTTCTTGACAGAAGCCACCTCCGCGCGGACGTCCTCTAGAATCTCTTCGAGTTCTCCTAGGAACGAATCGGCCGACAGGTCGACCTTCCGCGTGAACATCCCTTCGATACTGAAGCCTTTAATTCGGTTCTCTTTTACCCATTCTTCCCAGATAGCGTCTGAATCGATTTTCATGGAAACCATCCACGTTCCACGTGGAACATTCATACCGTACATGCGGCTCTTATCCTGTTCTCCTTCGACAATCCACGATTCGATAACCGTGGTTCCATTTAAGGGGACTTCGTGCTCGAGGGTAGCGCGGTTCTGGTTGCCTGCCTTAAAATAGAGTTCCATCGCTTTGCGTACGGTCTCCTTCGAGAACCAGATATGGAACTCCTGTTCGTCTTTCCGCCGGTAAATTGGTTTGTCTGGAATCAGAGCAGGCCCCATAACCACGCGCCGTTCTTTGTCGGTCGTTTGGAAATTGTACTGGGTAGAAAGGGCGACCCAGTCCGCCTCGATAGCAGGTTCTGCCACCAAAGAAATTGCCTGAATGCCGTACGCGTCGGCTTGTTCGTCGATTACGAGTTCGAAAATTTCCATTATCCTACTAGGCTAGCTTGTTCTTTTATCTTTTGGTTCGCTTGTTGCGCGTTTGAGACATCGGAAGCGAGTACGTAACTCCGGAACCCGCTCGTTTGGCTTCCACGCATAAACGAAAGGTCTATCTGCGGGGCTTGAGGGGCTGAACCTCCGCCCATCCCTCCGCCGCCTCCGCCCGAAAGGGTGGGCGTAGTCTCCGCCGGGGGCCACTTCTGCCTGCTAATTGTTGCAATTTGTGCAATACCCGTAGCCGCTACCGCCGCCGTCTGAAGGAGTCGCAGGATTGTAGACGGTTGCGTTTTGTCCGTGAGGGCCGTAGTGACACCTTCGGCGGTATTCATAATCGCAGAGGCCAAAGAAATAGCCTTCGAAATCTTAAAGTTCCGTTCGGCCCGCTTTTCGTCACCCTTCGTAAACGCGTCGTTCAGAGCAGAAACGGCCTGAAGCGTCATATTCGCGAAGTTGAGCGTGCTCTGTGCCTTCTGGTTCTGAATCTTGATATAGTCGTGCAGGTAATTGTTATCCGATTCTCGGATTTCCTGCGTAGTTCCTATAATAGTTTTCTTGGAGTCGTTTGCGAACTGGCTCACGCTAGCCCTTCCTGCCTGAAGGCCCGCGTTTGTCTCTTGTAGGGTCTTCAGTTCTTCGGCTCGTGCTTCCCGTGCGACTTTGATACGCTCTTCTTCGAGTGCGATAGCTTCGGCCTTCAGTCCGTTAACTTTGTTCTGTAGTTCGGTCTGGAGCGTTAACGATTCCTGTTCGATTTCGTACACCCGTACCCGCAACTCCGCTAAACGGTCTAAATCCTCCTCCGTGGCGTTCGTCGTGGCCTGCCTCTGCCGCTCGATTCGCAGTTCTTCGCGAGCGTTTCCGAGTCGCTGGTTTACGAGGTTCTTCTCGAGGTTCGCCGCCCGCCGTGCCGCGCTAATCCTTTCATCTATACTGCGGTTAACGTCGTCCGAAACCATCTTCAGACGCTCGATTTCCGCCCGCTGTTTCGCTGTTTCTACGGTAAGTTCTCGGTTAGAAGCCCGTAGCCTCTGGGTAGCTTTCGTCAGGTCGTCGATAATCGCTACCTCCTTCTTGATTTCCTCCCCGATACCTTTAACCGCGTTTGCCGCATCCTGTGCAGCCCCTTGGAAATCCCCCTGAAAGAACTTAACTATAGCGCCTCCGATAGCTGCCACGCGGTCCAGAAGGACGTTGAACGTGGCTTTAAGCATATTAAGGCCCTGCTCTAACAACTTCGCCCCTTCCGCCGTCTGGGTAAAGTAGGCCGCGAGGGTTCCTACAGCCACCACGATAGCCCCGATTCCCGTAGAAATCAGAGCGACCTTAAGGAGGCCCATAGAACCGATTAAAGACCGCGCCCCAGCTACGCCCTGAACCAAACCGGAAGCCAGCCCACCCGTAAGCCGGTCGGCCCCTCCGAGGGCTTTCTTACTGGATTCGCCTAAATCGTCAAACGCTTTCTCCGCCGCTTCGAGGGCGTTATCTAGGTCGGACGTGTCGGCCTTAATATCTACTACTACCTCTTTTTTAGCCATGGAATAGGCGGTATATCACGTACAACAAACCTCCGTACCAGCCGAAGAAAACCAGTGATGCCAGCACCACGTCTAAAACCTTATACCATGCAGGACGGCGCGGCTTCTTCAGAAGGTGCAGAGCATCGATAATATAACCGAAGTCCTTGCATCCTTTAACTCGGAACTCTTTCGGGGTCATGGCTGGTAACAGTAGGAGGTGCCTGCGTCATAGATAAAGCCGTAACGCTCGCAGCAGGTACGGGGTAATTGAAATACGTTAGTTCCCGAAGGGTTTTGAAATTGAATTCTTCCGGTTCGGCCATCTACCGGGATGTAATCGCAATCGCGGATATTTCCTAGAATCTTCAGAAGTTTCACCGTTACCGTTCCGTCCGTGGTGGGGTCGTATCCCGATATTTCGAGTACCCTCCAGTACGTATCAAAGAGGTAGATTTTGTCGCTCCATTCGAACGTCGAAAGGTCGTAAGGTTCGAGGCGGAACGTAGCTGTAAGTATCCGCGCATCCGAAGAATACAGCTGGTTCGCGTATAGTTGCCAGTACTTGTTGTACAGGGTATCGTACGGGTTCGCGGTAATATCGAAAAACGGAAGTTCGATACCGAACATAAGGGAATCGTCCGGAACGTTTGCATCCTGTGTATTGTTGGACGTGTTGAACTGTCCAAAGAAAGGCAGGTCGTTCGCTACCGCTGTTCCTGCATTGTCTACGAGGATACTTGTTCCTAGTTGCCCGTTCCAGTACGCTAGTCGTGCCTTTACTTCTGGTAACGAGGCGTCGTCCTGCGCCTCCGCAGAAATCAGCCGGAGGATATTCAGTGGCGTGTTTGGAATTAGCGACGTGACGAACGGAGCAAAGCCGGAGGTAATGATTTCTTCCCCCGTCGCGAAGTCGTTTCCGGGGTCGAGAATTTCGTGCTGTCCGTAAACGCGGGAGGTTGAGTTCTTAAATACCACGTTTACGAGGTCCTCCCCTTCGGAGTGGGTCCATACGTACCGTTTCTTCTGGAGGTCCGAAGTCGGGGTAACGGTAATATCCATTCCGAGGTCTATCTTATTCGTCCAGTCCTTTTTGTCCCCAGTAGCCATATAGTCGTTAAAGGGTTCTATATAGATTTTCTTTGGGTTGAATCGGTCGGGGATAAATACGAGGTTAAAGCACTTCTGGAGACCCATCAGGAAATCGATTTGCCGCATTTTGGGCATGTTCCGTGCGGTATCCAAGGTCGCTGTATTAGGCAGCACATTTTGCATATTCCATGAGGTACCTCCAAGCCCTACCGCAGTCCCTGTAAATCCGTTATTCGAAAAGAAGGTTACATTTCCCGCGCTGGTTCGCGCTTGTATCTTCCAAGTACTCCCAGAGGTAAGATTTACCGAAAAAGAAGTTACCCCCCCGCCGCTGCTTCCGTTGTTATTTGAGGTAATTGTGTAGTGAGTTGTTCCATTTGTCAACCTCATGTCCAGAGTAGCGCCCATAGTAGCCAAAGAGAACTTATAGTAAAACGACATGAAGTAAATCCCGCTAATCGGAACCGTCCATGTAGGAGTAGCAAAGTCCGCCCCTAGGTCGTAATAGGGGTTTGCTTCTTGGAGGTTTACGTCTGTATAGGAGGTCGGAGCCGTCAAAGTCAGGTCGGAGGTTCTGCCGACCCAGAACTTCATCGAATCAAGGTCATCCGAAAAGCGGAGGTACCTACCTCCCGCATGAAGCATTAAATAAAGTTCCGACTGTCCTGCGAGCCACGTAGAAGAATACTCGTAACCCGCCTCATCAAAGATTTCTTTAACCAGTTCCTCGACCCGGATAAACGGGGTAAGGTCTGAAGGGTACAACTTCGAGGTGCTGGGGTTTGTCGTGCCATCCCAGTTCCTCCAGCGGTCCACCACTCCGTACCTCACGTCTCCCGAAAGGAGGGACCCGCTCCAACTCCCCGTTACGTTCGAGTAGGTAACCGAATGGTCAAAGGCCGATAAATTCAAATCCGATAAAAGCCCCTCCCCGACCGATTTCGCAAGGTCCGCCGTCTCCCCAAAGAACGCCACCTCGACATCTACGAACTGCCCTCCCGTGATATACCAGCCCTTGACCTGAATATACCCCTGCATAATCAGTACGCCGCCGTCCATCAGGCGGGCGGGTATCTTCTCTTTGAGGTCAAAGGCCGGAACCTGTGCGAGCGTGTAGGGTCCGAATACGTCCTCGTTCTTCGGAGTCAGAGGAACGCGGAACGTCTGCGAGTATCCGGAGGTCGGTTTGTTGACTTGCGTAATATCCGTAAACCCGTACGTGAGGTTTACGGGTTCGAACTCGTAAATCTCCAGTTCCTTCCACGTGGTCCGGTATGCGAGAATCGTTAGCATCGGATAACTTGAGCGAGTTCTACGTTTAGGGCTAGCTGGGTCACGCGTCCGTCTGCGGTAGTCTTATAGGTCGCTTGAGAGGTCGTGACAGTTACCGGATTCCATACTCCGTCGATTTTTGCGTACACCTTCCGCGAGCGGAGCAGGAACGGGAGCAGTTTAGAATCTGCGACGTTAAACAGGCCGTTTAGGATATACTGGAGTTTCGCGGTCTTCTGGTACGCTTCTACCTCCGGGTTAAAACTTTGGAAGGTATAGGTAGCCGCGTCGTAATTGCCGAGGGCCTTGCGGTAGGTCTTTTCTTCGGTCGTGATACTACGCCCCGGCCGCCCTTCGAACTTGAGGTAGTCCCAGCCGCCCCGCGAGTTCGCGAACGCTACCTGTACCGCCTGGTCTTTGTAGTCTGTGCAGTCGCGAATGATAGACAATACATTCCCTTCTTGAGTCCCAGACGCGTTTTGAGGGGTAATGGTAATTTGCTTCCACGAGGTCGCGGAAAAGATAGGAGTTAGGACCTGCGCAGGCATGATACCCGCGTATACCAGAAACCCATTCGTAGGGGAGGACGCGGACGGGAGTTGTGCGCCGTTCGTCGTGTTCAGGTCTTTCGTTACCGTAGTCGGTGCTCCCGTCGGGGGGATAAGCTGAAACGAAAGCCGCGTAACATCAGAAACGGTGTCCTTATTGATAAAGGCCATAAATCCCTCGTCGTCGTCCGCCGCTTCTATCGTGATTACGTTATTTACCGGTTCCCGGTCCGTTAGCCAAAACTTCTTTGTGCTGGCTGTTCCGTAGTAGTCCGCAAACGAGGGATGCAGGCCGCTAGTAACCTGCTCGTACCCGTCCATCACGTAGATATACTTCGTGGCCTGTGCGAGCGCCTCCGTGCCCGTGTACTCCCCGATTTTTACTTCGTACTTGTTCATGTTCCCGTTGCTCCGGGTATAGGGAAGCGTCGAGTAATCGAATAGCAGGGTAGAAGCGTTGTATACCTTTTCGTCTACCCGCGTCCGCGCCTGAATTACTCGGTTTAAGTCGAAATGCGCCCGGTTATTAGAATTCGGCTTGAGGTAGTATTTCCCTATCTCCGTCCCGTTCTCGAATACCTGTACGATAAACGCGAACGTGTCCGTAATCGTCAGGGACGTTTGGAGCGTGTAGATAAGGGGCTGACCCGCGGGCATCCACGTTTCCGAAGGGTTAGACGTAAAGGAAGCGGCCATTTATTTCGGTTTCAGAGTAACAGTTATCGGGCTGGCTTTGGCTACTAGCTTTTCTACGAAGGACTCCCCTACGGCCTGTGCGAGTTTGTCGCCCTTCCTGCGGATAGCCCATTCGAAGCCGTTAACGAAATAACGAACGCCGGGTATTCCCTTACGTTTGATACTGCGGGCTATCAGGAACGCGGCGGAGTTTAGTTTGGCTTCTGTCTGTTTGATGAACGCCCCCGTTTTGGGGTCGCGAAGTCGGACGGGTTTAACCTTCATCCACTCCCGTACCGCTTCGGTAGGTGGCTGTTTGGTTCGGTACGAGAACGGGGAGCCGTGCCGTACTTGATTCCCATTTACCCCCCAGTGGACGTACGAGGCGTATTCGTTCGCTTTCCCTTTGGCGTATAGCTGAATTTCTTTAACTCCGGTCTTCCCGTAGCGGAACTTAAAAGCGAGGGACCTCTGGAGGGTACGCGTAGCTACTCCGTACCGGGGATTCTTCCCGATTCGTTTGGTTCCTAGTTCGCGCTTCGAAGCGTTGATTACTTCGTTTGCGAACTCTATCCACGCTTTGTCTGCCTCTCTCATCGGCCCTGTCCTCGGTAGGGTTTCTTCCAGTTCTTCCCCGCTTTGTGGGTTCCCTGCTTCTTCTTTGCGTGTACCCCCGGACGCGAGATGCTGCGTTCTATCCGGAGCGGTTGCGCTTGTGCTTTAGCCTTGGCCAAGGTTGGGGTCGTTGTTTTGCCATGCGTCCGTCTTGCTCAACTCGGCCGCCTCGTCGCGGGTGAGCACGCCGGTCTTGTCGGCAGGTTCTTCTTTGTACTCCAAAATGAACTCCGTGCCCGCAAGGTTCCACAGAACGGTCTGCCGGAACAGCAGCCACGGAACGCTTGGCAGTTCCTCAAGGGTGTACAGGTGGTACCAGTATTCGTTCATAGCCCGTAGTTTGTTTTCGTGCTTTGGTAGTTGTTGTCTATCTCCGTAGCGGTTAACGGACGGTTGTAGTTCAAAATTTCACCAAGTCTTATGTTATTGTACCTCTGCAATGTGCTGTTGATAGAACCAGCACCAACCACCGGCTTGAGAAATGATTGCGTAGCAGTCCACGTTGTTCCGCTGATAGTGTGGTTCTCGGTAACTACTTCGGCGCCGTTCTTGTATATCTTAAACGTGCCCGTGGTACTCGTGTTGTAGATAAAAACAAAGTTCAACTGGAACCAGCTACCTGTGGGGACGGTTTCCGCGTATGTAGTACGAGTGTCAAAGCCGGAAGGGAATTTGGCTAAACCTATAAAATAACCGGCGCCAGTTCCCGAACCAGCGTCCGTGTTTCTGTTGTCAAAGTCGTAATACCTCGTTGTAATTCCTGTGCCAGTGACAAACTCGCTAAACACGATAACATCAAGGACAGCGGGGCTGGTGACGTAATAAATCCAAAAGGACCACGTAAACCCTGATGTGTTCAAATCAAACAAGGTGGTGGACGCACTGCCTATCATGTAATCATTCACCCCGTCGAACTCGAAGTATCTGCGGTCTCCACTTGTGGTCCACGTTGGCCCGGTTATGGTAAAGTTGTACCCGCTGTTGGATAGGTCCGTCCACGTGCCTCCGGAGCCGCTGTAGCTGTCGAGGTTGTACGCGTCGAGGTACAACTTCAGGCCGTCTGTGATGATAGGATAGCGGCGGCGCCCTGCGCTTACTGCCTTTAGGAACATCATACCAGTGCGCGTTCTCCGGTTAAGGTCCACACGTCGGACGCCACCCGCTTAAGCGCCACCACCGAATACCTCGCGAAGGTCTTGAGGGTTTCGCTGCTGTTAATGGTCACGCCGCTGGCACCGCCGAATGTGATTTGGCCGGTGTTGTTTTGCTCGAAATAGATTTCCGTATCCGCCGCCCACGTTACCGTTACTTGGTTCGGAACGGTGATAGTTACGGCCGTTGTGCTCGTGGTTTGAATGTAGTCGCCCGCGTCTCCGAGCACGAGGGTGTAACTTGTTCCCGACTGCGTACGGACAGCGCTGTAACTCGCGCCCCCTCCGCTTGAGGTAGCCCACGAAAGGGTTCCAGTTCCGTTTGTAGAAAGTACTTGACCGTTTGTTCCGTCTGCGGTCGGAAGCGTATAGGTGACATTTGCCGCAAGGGAAGCGGGGGCCTGAATGCGCACGTAGTTGGTCCCGTTGTTGGTCCCTTCCCGTAGTTCGAGGATAGCCCCGGCGGTGGTGGTCGCTGCGGTAGTAAGCAGAGAAGCAAACGAAAGCGTGCCGGAGCCGTTGGTCTGTAGTACTTGTGCGTTGGTCCCGTCGGCGGAAGGGAGGGTAAAGATGGTACTAGCGGTTAGCTGTGCGGGTGCCTGTAAAGTGATAGAAAACCCTCCGTTATCTGTCGCTTCAAACAATCTAATTGCTCCAGCCGTTGTTCCATGCACATCGCGGACTGATAGGCCTGCAGTTATTACTGCATCGGGCTGTATCTCAATGAGCCTATAGGAGGCGGTATTTTGAATGATTAAATCGTTGCCGTCTACGTCAATGGTACGGTTTCCCGCAAGCGTTACGTCATCTTCATCCAGCCATGCGCTATCAAGTGTAACGGTGTCCGTGGTGGCGTTGGTAGTGATAGTCATTCCCCCGGCTGCTGCCAGCGTAAGGGTGTCCCCCGCGCTGTCCGCTATCACGTTCGACTGTCCGGATACGGCGATGTTGCTGAACGAGTTAATCGTACTTGCAATTGTGATACTATCCGCCCCCGCGTTAGTGGTAATATTCACCCCCGTTCCTGAAACAAGGGTAACGGTTGCCCGCGTGTCGTTTGCTACTACGTTCGATTGTCCGGAAACCGCAAACGTGCTAAACGCTGGCTCTTCATTTCCGGGTGTCCACGTCCGTACGTATAGGCGTCCGGTATTTTGTTGTGACCGTGTAACCGTTGCTACCGGGATAGCCGGAACGCCCGCCGTACTCGAGAGTTCCCCCGCCGTCCCGGAAGCGTATAGAATCGTTCCTATAGCGTAGGCGTTCGTATTGATTCCCCGAAGTTCCCCGTACGTACGTGCGTGGCCCGTGCCTCCGATAGCTAACTGCTCCTCCGCAAGTCCTACCAGATACATCGGGCTATCTACATCCAAGTCGAACAGGCCTACCGAAACTTTGTCCCCGTGGCTGCCTATGGCCTTCAGTAATTTCCCTTTCGCGATTACAGACCCTGAACCGTTGTATACGGCCATATCGAGGGCGCGGGGTGCTCCGTTAATCCACTCCGCCGAAACTTCGTCGTAAATCAACGCGTCGTGGTCGAGAGGGTCCGTTATCGTCACGTCGTCGAGGTCTTCCAAAGAACCTCCCGCCCCGCCTCCAGTCGTTAAGCTAACTACCCCGTTCCCTTCGTCCGTGAGGGTGCCGTTCGCTACTTTGATAGTGTTTACCGAAAGGACATCCACGGTCCCATCCTGCGTGAGCATCCGCAGAAGGCCCCTCCGTGCGTAGACGAACCCGCCCCCTTCAGGTTGTACCCCGTCTATAGGAGCGTCGCACGCGCTGCGGTCGTACGGGAGTTGGATTCCCAGTTCCAGAAGGACCCCCGCGAGGACGTTAGACCCCGCTTCTTGCAGAGGGGTGACAGTGGCGTTTACCACCTCGTAATCCTCCGAGAAGATGAAGATATTACCCCCGTTTGCGATGTCTGCGAGGATATCCTCCGCGCATTGTTCCGCGTCGCTTACTATCTCCTTTTGCCGCTCTGTCTTTGATTCGTAGTGGCTGGGGAGGTCGAAGATATATACCTCGAAGTCCAGCGTTTTCGTGGTGTCCTCGTACGTAGCCCCCGTATAGACTACGTGCATGAGCGGATACGAATCGAACTTCTGTAGGTCCACATCTTCCGGCGACCCAAACGAAAAGGACCGGATAAAGAAGTGGTTATCTGCGAAGTCTTCGAACCGCTTTATAATGGTGTTTAGAGTAATCATTACGGGGTATTTTGGGCCTTAAAGGAGGATATTACCGTCTTTGCTTTAACTCGTGCGCAAGGTCTTTTAAGAACGCTAGGTGTTGGAGGGTGACGTTAATTGGTTTTTGCGTGACCTCTTCCATACGGAGGAAATCCTCTCCCGCCAACTGGTAGAGCGCCGGGTACCACTTCCATTTGTCTGCAAGTGCCGAACCGCCTCCTCCGCCTCCAGTAAAGACGCTTGCAAAGTCTGAAGCCGTACGATTCTTGTATTCCAAAAAAAAAGCAGGGCACCCGAAAAGAGGTCGGCGGGCATCTTCTTAAACGGCTCCGCGTCTTCTTTGGCCGTGTATGCCTTCAGCTTGTATTCTTTGCCTACGTGGTACTTGAGGGGCCGATACAGGACGGCCATGATGCGGTGCGCGTTCGTCCAGAAGTCTTCTTGATAGCTTTCACAATCTATCCATTCTCCCGTGGTGAATTCGTCCCAGTCTTTGATAAATCCGTACTTCTTCCCTTCGAGGGTGAGGATAGGTTCGTGGCGTGCGATTTCGGGGATGTTGTTTACCCGGTGTAGGATTTCGTAGATGTCGCCCATCGGGATGGTGCGGGCTTCTTGTTCCGAAATATCACAAACGGCACAAACCTTTTGCAGGTCTGTCGACTTCGTGCAGAGGACCTGTAACTGCCCTAGGGTTAGCTGGCTCCAGTTGGTAGGGTAACGCATCGAGGAAATAACGGGAAGAAGTGATTTCCTCAAAGTTAGGGCATAAAAAAAGGCCCCGGAGGGCCTTCGCTTCGTTTAGGCGATTGTGTACCGGTTTCCGTCTATTTCTGTGCGTCCGTTCACGTATTCCTGTACTCCGGTTTCGGTCAGAACTTTCGTCCACGTTCCGAATTTGTCCTTTGTTTGACCGATTACAATCATCCGAAAATCCGTGTTGAATGTGTCGTTGTAAAGAACTGTCGTGTTCAAGGGGAGGTTTGAAAAGGTCATGTTTTCCGTTTGTTTGATGAAGCGAAGATAGGACACCACTTCTAACCTTCCAAACTTTTCCCTAACTTTTTTTCATCCTATCCGGTACCTCCCGTAGTTCGGGTTGCTCTGGTTGAACATAGCCGCATACCTCGCCGCGTCGATAGCGTGGTTAAACGCGTCTACAGGTTCGTTGAGGTTCTTCCCGTTTTTGTCCTCCTTCCACTTGTAGTTCCGTAGTTCCTTTATCAGGTTCAGCGAACGGGACGTAACAGCCAAAGGCTTCGAGTGAAAGAACTGAATTCCCGCGCGTACGGAGTCGGGACCCTTGCGCGCTGGGTGTACGTTCATCCCGTAGCCGTGTAGTTCGTCGATAGACTTCGGTTCGGCGCTGTCTGCGATTACCGTGTTCTTCCCTACCTCCGATTCGAGCAGTTGGAATATCTGCCTATTCGAAAGGCCGTTCCGGTATAGTATTTCATCGAGCAGGAACGCTTCCCCGTCCGAGTAGACCGCTACGCAGGCCGTCGGGTCGTTCGTGTACCCGAAGTCGAGGCCGTACGCTACCAGCTTAAACCGCGGGTCTATGGTTTCGGTTTGGCTCCAGTGGGTGAGGATGGTGCTTCGGGATTGTCCCCGCTCTCCGAGTCCGTAGATTCTCCAGTAGTTCGGGTCGGCCACTTGTAGCCGTTCAATCTCGGTAACGAGGGACGGTTCAAGGAAGGGATTGTCTCGGAACGTCGACTGAAAGAACGTGGCATCTTCTCGAGGTATTACGTGGTCGTATATCCAGTGGAATTCATCGGAGGGGTTGTAGTCCAAAAGTACCTTACCCGTGGTTCGGATAAGTAACTGCCTGAAGTCTTCGAGGTTTAGTTCGTTCGCCTCGTTTATGAAAAGTAGGTCACGCTTGCGTCCGCGTATCTTCTGGGGCTGGTCAATACTGATAAATTCTATCAGGTTCCCCTCGAGGATATAGGTGGCGTCGCTCTTATTGTGGTTTACCTCCGTGTAGATTCCTTCGCGCTTGAGTATCTCAAAGAAGTCCCGCATAACGGAAGCGCGGAGCGCCGGGAAGGTCTTTCGGCAAATGGTGAGTACCGCCCCGCCGTTTGGGTTCCTGTAACAGAACTCGACCAGCGAAAGGAGGATAGAATACGTTTTGCCCGAACGGGTACCTCCCTGGTGTACCTGTATCCGGGTCTTGCAGTTGCGTACGTCGTAGTACGTCTTCGCGAGTTTCAAAGGCCTTCGCCGTTAAGCCATGAAAGGGGCGAGCGTTCCGTTACCTCGATTTCCTGCCGCTCGATATATCCGCGCTTCTTTCCTTTGGTCTTCAGGTAGAAGATAGTCGCGGCGGGGTTCCCCTCTTTTACGAGTTTGTAGAGGTGCGATTCTGCAAAGTCGATTACACTTTCTTGAATGGACTCTACCGCCGCTTTGTAGGCGGGGTCGTCTTTCATCCAGTTGTAGTGACTCTGTCGGTCTACATTCGCGGCCTTCGCCGCTGTCGAAACGATACCCAAAGACTTCTCGAGGGCTTCCAACATGGCGACCTTTTTAGGCGCCGAAATTGTCGAGTTCATAGTTAACTAACGAGTTCTGCCTTTTTTCCCGTGAAGTCCTCCCACCGCTTTACAATTACGTCGCAGTATTTGGGGTCAAGTTCCATTCCGTAACAAGTTGATGCGTTTTGCTCCGAGGCTATCATAGTAGTACCGGAACCTAAAAACGGCTCATAAATTAAACCGGGCCACGACTGGATAAATACTTCTGCGAACTCTACCGAGAAGGTGGCTGGATGCGAGGAGCGAATTTCTCGCGTTTCCCGATTTGCGCGAATGACGGAATCTTGAATCTTCATCGGGTTTAACCCTTTATGTCCGCTTGTAATTGCCCGCACTTTGCCGTCTTTTTGTCGTATACCCTTGCCTTTTTTTACCTTAATACTTTCAACTTTCTTTTCAATGATATACTCCGGCTTCTTCGCTTTTTTATTGAAGTGAAAAACGAATTCGAACGACGGCGCAAATCGGCCGGCCCAATCCCCGGGCATTCCTGAACCTGAATCCCACACATACCAGCCAAACCTTCGCCAGCCTTCCGACTGCATCCACTCTATCCAGTTCTCCCAGTATAACTGTACTTCGTTATCTCGATGGATAAGCCCCAAGTTTACAAGAACTTGACCGTCTGGTTTCATGTGAAGATTTGCGAATACTCCCAACATTAACGCGTCCCAGTCTTGGACCGCTTCCTTTGCTGCTCCGTAGTCTCTTTGTTGCCCGTATGGAGGAGATGTAAAGCACAAGTCCGCTTTCTGTCCATCCATTAACCGAGCCACGTGTTCCGCGTTTGTAGAATCTCCGCAGAGCAGACGGTGTTTTCCGAGGATGTACAGGTCTCCCGGTTTGGTCTTCGGTTCTTCGGGGACGCTAGGCACTTCGTCCGGGTCCGTCAAACCTTCTTCGGGTTCCGGTTCAGGAGTCCACACATCGAGTCCCCAGTCCTCGAGTTGGTTTGCGTCCCACTCATTCGCGAGGATGTCCCAGTCCCATTCTCCGTACCCTACGTTATCCTTAATTATGAATTCTTCTTGCTGGGAATCGAGCCACGAAACCACGTGAACGGGAACCTCCCGCAGTCCGGCTTCTTTGCAAGCCCGTAGACGCATATTTCCGCCCAATACAACCCCGTCCGGCGTGCAGACGATAGGGCGTACCTCTAACATCTGCGGGAACGCTCTAATCGACTGAACGAGTTTCTGGAATTTGTCGTCCTTGATTACCCGCGGGTTCTTCGGGTTTGGCTTGAGGGTCTCAAGCCTTGCCCGTTGTGGTCCAGTATTCTTCATCGTGCCAAATTTCGCCCATTACGTCCCTCGCTACTACTTCGAGCCATGCACGGTCTACCGCGTCGGCCGGTCGGATTCTTTCCGTGTACTGGCTATCTAGGTGGTACGTCGGTCTGGGTACGTACGAATGAATCTTACCGTCCCGTGCGTACTTGAGTATTTGGGCCGCTATCTGGTGGCGTTCTTCTTTCGTGTAACTCATTCTTCGAGTATTGCGATTATTACCATGCTCAAGGCCACGATAAGACAGAGGGCGAGGATATTGTTTAGGTGTTCCATTAGCCGCGTGCTAGTTCTTCCCTCATCCAGTCGTCGAAGAAGCCTTCGCGCCGTCCGAGGTTAATCCACTTTCGGAATCGGTCCTGCCTTCTGTTTTCGTTGTATCGCGGTTCGTATCCTGCCGGGACGGGGTAGAAGTCTCCCGCGTCGGACTGGTATACCATTCCTGAATCCATAAGCCGAGAAATAGCGGAGGTTAGGGTTTGGTGTGGGTACTGCGACACGACTCGGAGGTAGTTTAGGCTTACTCCAGGTGTTTTGTCGATTAAGGAATAGACGTGGTAGACCTTCGGGAGGTCTTTACCGCTTTGTACCTGTTCGCGGTAGGCTTTAAGGGATAAAGTGCTCATATCGGTTTTTATTTATTATTGCCATGATTTCCCTGCTATCTGGAAATGGAGGCGGTGTTTTATCGTTTGATTGTTTTTCGAGGTATTTAAGAGGCGGTAGATAACCGTATTCCTCCATAATGATAAAATACTCGAGGCGTGCGGTCATAAACGGCGCTCCGTCTTTGATTGCCTCAATAAACGGGGTTCTGTTTACTGCATTTCCGCAAATGGTTTCCTGCATGATATGGCACATTTTGCAGAGTAGCATAAGGTTATCCGGGCTGTCCGTTCCTCCGTCACAAACGGCTTGAATGTGGCACCTTTGCGTACCTACGGAAAAAGCGCATCCCCAGCATGTCTCTAAATCCTCCGGGCATTCGAACATCTTATCGGCCCAATACTCTCGTATTTCCCGCTTCTTCGTTTTTAGCTGGCGGCTCATCTCTGGTTATTCTCCGCGGCGTGCGATAGCCTCCGCGAGTGAGTGAATATCCTTCTTTACTACGAGTTTCGTTCCGTCGGTAAAACAGAGTTTAGAACCCGTACTGCGTAGGGTGTGTTCCTCGAGTACATGGGTAACGGTGTCGAGGTTGACGTACACCAGTCGCGCGTCCTTATGTCCGAGCAGTTCCAACAAAATGTAATTATTCATGTTTCCTTGGTTAGGGGTTACCGCTTATTCGCGTAATAGGCCACGCGTACCTTTTCGCGAATCTGGTACTTGAAATCCTCGAGTATCCTTTCGAGGTCGCGTTCGAAATTCATGTCCTCGTGCCATTCGTTGAACGAGTCCGGACCCCGGTCGGGGATGCTGCTGCTCTGGACCCGTGGCCCGTCGGCGGTGTAGTGGTTTGGCATTAGTCGATGTCTTTTAATTCGGTAAGGACCTTCTTCGCTTTTTGCACGATTACGTAATCGATGCTATTCAACTGGACTTCTTCGATAAAGTCGTGGGCGGCGGCGTACTTCTTGTGGAGGTTCATGTACTGCCGCTCGAGGATTTTGTACTCGAGGCTCATTTCGTTTTTTGTTCGATTTCTTCGATTTCGTAAGAATCTACCCACACGAAAATCAGTTTACCGTGCGGGTCTCGGAATTCAATTCCGAGTTTGTACCCTTCCAAGGGTGCAGCAAAAATTTCGGTGACGAAACCGCGGCTCTCGTAATAGGCGGCGGCGGCTTTGCAGGTTTCGTAGGTCAGTTCCATTTTTTCGTCTGTTTGATGGGTCAAAGATATGCAAGTTTTCTATTCCTGCAAACGTTCGGTATCTTTTTTTTCAGTCGACAAAGACTCGTGTACCCGTTCGGTCTCTTTCCAGACGTACGCTTCGGAGTCCTCGTAGGCTACTTTCTTGAGGTTCTCTATCATGTTCCGTACGCACGATTCGCAGTTACTGGGGCTTTCGTTTGTGTGGTATGTACGGTTGTAGAGTTCCGTAAGTTTCAAATTCTGGTCCCGGCTAATGAACTTTTCCAAAGGCCCCAGAAAGTCCCGCAGTTCTTGGAGGTCTTCGGGAGTGATTAGCGCGGGCCATTTCTTCAGGGGACAGGCTTCGGCTTTTAGGGAGGCTTTGGCTGGCATGAAGCACCCGCACAAGGTCCCCCCTTTGACCTTCTTACGCTTCAGAAGCGTGCCACAACTCCGCGTGGTCGGGTTGTAGTGTTCGCAGGATTTACAAACCTCAAGCCTTTCGGCCTTTTTCTGCTGGCTTACGAATAGCATCGGCTATCAGCTTTTTAGTTCTGTGTAGGGACTGGTAAAGGGTCGCGGGCTTGATACCCGATTCTTCCGCAATTTCCGAAAGTTTGTGGCCGTCTATATAAAGCCGGATAATCATTCGGTCGAACCACTGGAGGCGGTCGATGTACAGTTCTATTTGCTCCAGCTTAACCGACCGCTCGAACCCCGGTTCTGAAATAGGTTCTTTAGGTGTCGGGGTATCCTGAAGCGTATACAACTGTTTGAACTTCCCTCGGGTGGCCTCTACGTACATAGCCGTACAGAAGTAGCCCATAGGCTTTTCCTTAAAACTCTTATCGATTACCCGCAAGTAGGTGTGTGAAACGAGGTCGGTAGGTTCCGTACAGAATTTACCCGCTACTTTGAGGAGGTAACTGTAATTCGCCGTAACGAACTCATCCCACAATACCTTCGAGTTTTCCAACTTCAGATTTATATAGCCGTATCATTTGTTCGAGGTCGGCTACTGAATAACGCGCGGGCCTTTGGCTTTTGATTAGTATTTCTTCCGCCGTTCCTTCCCCGTAGATACCGTCTATCTTCAGTCCGAACTCGAACTGTTTGCCTCCGTTCATGTTGCAGCGTTTGCACTGGAACTGGACGTTTACCGGGTCCCAGCGGGTCGCGAATTTGGCTCGCGTGATAAAGTGGCCCGCGTCTACTTCTTTCCAGTGTCTCCGAACTCCGCACGTAAAGCACTCCGAATAGCCGTATTCGTCGCATACCCGCAAACGGATATAACGGGAGAAGATTTGGTCAAGCGTCGCCACCAGTCGTGCCCGTGTTGTAGCCATTGCGTGCTTTATCGCGTGCGTGTATTTCCGCCCTTTGTTCGGGGGTCAATTTAGGCCGTCTTTGCATGATTTCGGCGAACGTAGGCGTAACCTCTGGAAGGCTTTTGAGGATGTCCCCAAACAAAGGAGAAAGGGGTTCGGTGGTTAGGGCCTCTTTGTAGTGCTTTTCGCGGAATTCGCAGGCCGTGTTCACGTCGTAGTCTCTCAAGGCCCCGCAAAGGGTCGGCGTATCGAGCCGCCCGTAAAGGTCTATCTTCCCTCTTCGTATCTGGGTGAAGACGTGTACTACCTCTTCGATTTTCAGGGTCCGGAATTCGTCGATAATGTCTTCTACCGCAGTCAGTACGTCCTCCTCACTGGAGAACGTGTTATTGACTTTTACCGCTTGAGACAGTCGTACGATTTCGCGCCCCAGAAAGGCCCGTAGGAGTTCCGGGCTTTCAGAGTTCGCCCGTGAAACGCTTGTGCCATTCCGGTGCATTTCCTCCGGCCCCGCTTTTACGAGTTCCTGTATTCGAGGGATAGAGACCGCGCCACCCGTTTGCGATGGCTGTACCGATAATTGTTCGCGCTGTTTCATAGTCGCCGTTTGATATTTTTTGGAGGTGGTGTAACGCTACCTGCTCCGACTGCAAAGTACGGAACGAGAATTTGAAATGGGTCCGCTTGTATTCTTTCCACGAGGCCCAGAGTTCGACAAACTCCGAACCTTCAAAAGGCATCAAAATATCAGGCTTCCCTTTCTTAATATCTATACTAGTACTCTTTATTCTATCTACTAGTTTAGTATGTGTTCCATTTGGAACATCTAGTTGTTCCTTTTGGAACAAGTTCTTGTTCCTTTTGGAACTTCTTTTGTTCTGAATGGAACAAGTTCCAGACGGAACAAGTTCCGAAATAGCAAGTTTTCGAGTCCGTCCGTAACCGTCGCGGTCGAGGTATCCGGTCTCCAAAAGGTGTACTATCATCTTCCGTACTTGGACCTCGGAACAGTCCAGACGTTCGGCGAAGTATTCGTTACTGGCGAAACACTCCTTTCCGGTATCTACGAATCCTGCGACCTCGGCCAAAAAAAGCCTCTCCAAGATAGAGAGGCCTTTTAAGGTCCATATACGCTCCGGAATCCAGCGTCCGGAGGTCATGAGTTCAAACGGGTTTCGGTGTCCGTCACGGCCTTAATAATGGCCTCAAACGGCGTTCCAGTGATAGAATTCCATTCCCGGATGTACTTCAGGAAGTTCGCGGGCTTCTCATAACTCCAACTCCGGACCGCTTGTACGGTTACGCCAATGGCTTCCGCCGCGCCGCTTAGCGTCCTGTAATGAGTTAATAGCATCAACTCGAGAGGGGTTCGTGGGTTCATATTGTTCAATGTATTGGAGGGCTTCTAATTTAGAGAAATTGCCCAGTTTCATAAGGCCCGATAAGTTGGCGAATAGGTTTTCTTCCCAGTACATCCGTATATCGGTCGCCGTGTTTTTTATCACTAAAGGTTTACTCCGCGGCATTACATCTGCATGAGTTTATCCCGCAGAGTAAGGAGGTACTGGGCACGCTCCAGTAACCGTTCATCGCTGGGAAGGGATTCGCCGCCCGCGAAACCCAGTTGGATAGCTTGACCGATAGCCCAAGAAGCGTCGATACGGCGCTGAACGTCGTCCGGCTTCGCGCCTCCGGGTTGCGGCCTCTGGAGTTTCCATTTTGTCAAGCCCAGAGGATTAGGTTTGGCTTCTACGATTTCTACCGTGTCCCCCGCTTTCCACTGGTCCGGCTTCTTCGCGAGGACCTCCCCGGCGCGGTTGTCCTCGAGAATGATTTCCATCCGGTAAAGGAGTCCGTACTGGCTCTCCCACGTTCCGTTCTGGGTTACTTGTGCAATTTTCATTTAACCGTGTTTTGGTGGTTTGATTCGATGTAATCGTTAAGGTCTCGAATGGCTTTTGCTAGGTTTAGCAAATGCCACTCGATTCCGTATTCGTCTTTGTCTGCGAGTTTCCTGCGGTAGTACTGGTAGTACTCCCACACATCCGGCTTGAGTTCGCGCATTAGTACCCTTTGTTGTCGATTACCCGCTCGCGAACCATATCGCGGAACTCCGCAGAACTGGTTACTACTTCCGTCACGTCTACCCGTGCACCCTTAAAGCACAGATACACCTTTT